TGGTTTTGAACGCGTACCAACCTTCGGGCAGGGCGGCGTCGCCGTAGCGGCTTTGCATGTACTCGTCGAGCGGTGTGCGTACGTTGCGCCATTCGCGCAGGATCGTCAGCAGGGTGTACGCCGTGTCCGGCGTCAGGTTCAGACTGGTTTTCATTTGGTTTCTCCAGGTTGGGCCCCGCCATCTAAGGCTTAGATGACGGGGGTTTGGGTTGTTTAGTGTTTGGTTAGATGTTTAGGGTTTGTTGAGTGCGATAGGACGTGTCAGCGTGGCATCTCCCGCCTTGCGGCGGCTCCACGCTCAAGGGGACGTACCGGTTTCCCGGCATAGGTTCCCATCCATTTAGGCACTATGCGTCGGCTTCGCATCACGCTATCCCCGTTCGGAGCCGGGCAGGGCTCACTACTCTACGGGTACACCACGGATGCACCGGACTGACTACCGGACGCCTTCTCGCGCAGGGAGGGGTCATGGCATGGCGATGACATGCGGGGCTCGCGGGTTGCAAGGGTATCGTTACGCAGGGACGGAGGCGTCGGGCCGAGGCCCGAGCGGATCTACCGTTTGTCGTGCTTGTGTAGTTGACGATGCGAACACACAGAGGCATACCCAAACCCGAAAGCCCGTCAGTCTTGTTCTTCTCATGCTTTCTGCCTATGGCGCTTTTGGAACTGTTCCAACGGCGGTTTGTTTGCCCCGGCATCTAAGGCTTAGATGACGGGACGGGTCAGCGGGTTGTTAAGGAGCGCGGGTTGGCATGGGGTAGGGGAAATGGCAACCGCATCGGAGATCGCAGGGCGAAGTCCGACTGAACCCTTATTATGCCTGAAAGCGGGCGGTTTGTCAAGTCTCCAGAAAATGTTTTGGAGAGTGAGGTTGGAGGGGGTTGTAACGGATGTAACGAAATTGGCGAGGATGTAACGAAATTCGCGTAACAACACTAACCTCTAGGGGGACAAGGGGGAGGGAGGTAGTGGGGACTTACTTCAGGCCCGAAAATGGGGGGTGCAACGGTGTAACGCGGTTTTAGAGAGAGAAAGCGAAAAAACAAGAATTTTCGCTCAAAAAACAAGTCATTAAGGGTTTACACCTACAAAATGAGCGAAATTTGGGAATCATATAAAAATCCGCGTTACAGCGTTACATCCTATCTATCTATCTATTATGTAGTGTAGTAACAACACAAACACCTGCTTTTTTCTACGGGTTGCTACCTACTTTTGCTACATTTTGCAGCAACTCGGGATGTTTTCGTTCGGGTTAACCCGAGGGTTAGTGTTGTAACGCCAATTTCGTTACATCGAGGCAAATTTCGTTACATCCGTTACAAGGTCATCTAAGGCTTAGATGCGAAAGTGCTTGACGCCGCGCAAAAAAGCGCGCACACTACGTGTGCGCGGTCATCTAAGGCTTAGATGACCCCCTCGTGATAGTGTCTAAGATTAGATGCGGCGGGGTCGGCCCGGCGATCTAAGATTAGATGCGGCGCTTCGCGCGCCTGCTCCCGCGCTCCCCCACGCGCCCTCTCGCTCACGCGCCTTCGGACTACTATCACGCAAACGTAGCCTGCGCTACGTTTGCGTGGGCAACAAAAAAGCCCGCCGAGGCGGGCTGTGAGGGCAAGGGGCCTGAGCCCCTGCGGATCACTCTGCGGTTTCCTTGAACCCGTCCAGGGATTCGATCGCCACATCCAAGACTTGCGCGGCGAACTCTGTCAGGCCGAGCATGCGGGCCTGGGCGATCGCCTTGGACAACGTTTTGTCCAGATCCTCGCGTGACGTGGACGTCACGGCGCCCGCCTTGCCCGCGCCACCCTTGCCCGCCTTGCCCCAGGGCAGGCCGAATTCGGGGCGGTTCTTAATATCGGCGAACCATTCAACGCCGTGGTGCAAGGCGCGGGCGGCGCCCTGGGCATACTCTGTAACCGTGCTACGGTGCAACAGGCCGTCAGCGACAGCCCGGACAAATGCATCGGATTCGCGGATCGCCTTTTGCACGGCCTTGCAAGACTCTTGATCCTTGCCGATGCCAGGGGCAACGCGCGCCGCGTCAATGTATTGATTCATTGTGCGGGACAGTTGATCCGCAAAGTTGGACGCCGCCTTGTCAAATTTCCCGTAAGACTTGACGATAGCCTGGGCGAACGGGTTGAAAGCCGGGGCAGTGACGGTGCGCTTGGTGGATGCTTTGATAACTGACATGGTGATTTCCTTTGATTGACGTTGATTGAATTGCCGATCGCGTGTCGCAATCGACAAGGCCGATTGTGCATGGGTTCGCATGGGTTGTCAAGTATTTGGTTAGATCTAAGGGTTAGATCCTGGGGGCCCTGGCGCGACCCCACCGCCCCCCGGCCCCCCATGTGGCGCTTGGGACTCCGCGCGCTGCGCTTGCGCTGAGTGTTGCACGCTCCCACACCTCCCCAAAACAACGTACTGTATAAAACTCCAGTACAAAATAAAATTTCCCGCCAGCCCGACCCCACCCCCCTCAAAAGGGGGACACCCCCCGTCAAGGGGACCCAAACTACCCAACACACAAAAAATACCCTACACTCGCGCCGTCCAGGGCTGCGCAATCGCCATGTTCGTACCGTCAATCGACTTTGATACCCCCCTTGCGGACTTCTCGCCGACGTTTGAGTCGCTTGAAGATAGAGTAACCGCCGCCCTCCAATCCTTGATGGATGTGGGGCACTTGCCGACTCCGACGGAGCAAGACCGCAAAGTTGGTCGGGCAGCCCTGATGGGCAACTCGGTATCCGAGGAAGAACTCTCCAGGCCGGAAGTAATCGTTCACATCGCGGCCATGCTGGACGAGTACGACAAGACAGTCGTGAAGTCCGCCCAACAGATGCGGACCTACGTCACGAACAAATTGATTCTGGAGACCGAGAACCCCGACCCCCGGATCCGCCTGAAATCCCTGGAATTGCTGGGCAAGATCTCCGACGTCGGTTTGTTCACGGACAAGACCGAAATTACTCTGCGGCACCGTCCGACCGAAGAGTTGGAGCAGATGCTGCGCGAAAGGCTGACGCAGGTCATCGAAAACGAGGTGTTCGAGCCCCGTGCCGACGCCAAAACCCCTGCCAAACTAGACCTGTCAGAGATTACGGACGTGGAATCCCGCGAAGAAGCGGATGAAAATTCCCTCTAATTTCACGCCCGCCATGCTTGACCGCTTGGTCAAGTCGCTGCCGCCCGACGAGGCCGTCGAGTTGCTGGCCATGTTTGATGAGTTGGAAGAGCGCAGGCGCATGACCCTGTGCCAGAACGACTTTCTGGCGTTCATCGGGGCGCTGGACCCCAAGTACAAGTTCGGTTTGCACCTCAAACGCCTGGGCGGACTGCTCATGGACGTGGAAAAGGGGTACAAAGACCGGATCGCGGTGTCGATGGCACCCCGTATGGGTAAGTCGCAGATGATTTCCATCTACTACCCGGCTTGGTATCTGGGTCGGAACCCCGACCACAAGGTGATTGTGGCGTCGCACACGGCGGATTTGGCCGTCGTGATGGCCCGCAAGGTGCGAAACCTGATGCAGACGCCGGAATACCAGAAGGTTTTCCCCAAAACGCAGATTGCAGCGGACGCCAAGGCCGCTGGCCAGTGGAATACGACCGCCGGAGGCGAGTATTTCGCCATCGGTGTGGGCGGTGCACTGGCCGGACGGGGTGCTCACCTCATCATTGCCGACGATCCGCACTCAGAACAGGACCTGAAATCGTCGAATTTCACGTCTTTGGACGCCACATACGAGTGGTTTACCGCCGGTCTTCGGACTCGTCTGATGCCGGACGGAAAAATCTGCGTTCTGCACACCCGCTGGCACCTGCGGGACCTCATTGGGCGGCTGACCAAAGACTCGGCCATGAACGAAGACGGGGATAAGTACGAAGTCTTCGAGTTTCCGGCCATTCTCAACGAGAACACCGAGGAAGAGAAGTCGATTTGGCCCGAACAGTGGGCACTTGAGGCTCTTCAGAAGACCCGGGCGTCCATGCACCACATCATGTGGCAGTGGTACGCGCAATACCAGCAGAATCCGACGGCCTCTGAGGCTGCCATCATCAAGCGGGACTGGATCCAGTGGTGGAAAGAACGGGACCCGCCCGAAATCGAGTTCATCGTGCAGGCCTACGACACGGCCCTCACCACCAAGGAGCGGTCTGACTTCTCGGTGTGCCAAACCTGGGGCGTTTTCAAGGACCTCAAGGGCGTGGACAACGTGATCCTGCTCAATTCTGTGCGCGACAAGTACGAATTCCCCGAACTCAAGGTCATGGCGCTCGAACAGGCCAAGGAATGGGAGCCGGACTCGGTGATCGTGGAAGCCAAGGCGTCTGGCCAGCCGCTGATCGACGAAATGCGCAGATCTGGGATATTTGTGCAGGACTTCAGCCCCGGAAAAGGGCAAGACAAGATTGCGCGCCTGAACGCCGTGGCCGATATGTTCGCCTCCGGGCAGGTATGGTTTCCCGAAACGTCATGGGCATCCACGGTAGTTGAAGAGTTACTGGCCTTCCCCGCTGGAGAGCACGACGACACGGTGGATGCGTGCACGCTCGCATTGATGCGGGTCCGCAAAGGTGGGATGATGCGGCTGGTTACGGATCAGGCCGACAACGAGCCTTTATACCGGTCGCGCCGTTCGGCGTATTACTGATGAGGATTTGAGATGGCAACCAATTCCATGATGCCTTCGGTTTATTCCGCCCCACAGGGTTTGGAAACGCTGGCCGAAGATCTACCTGTAATTGAGGTAGAGGTCGAACTTGAGCCGATGGCGGTAGGCAGTGTCGAAATCGAACTAGAGCCCGAAAGCGAAACCGGCGACGAGGCGTTTGACGCCAACCTTGCCGAGTACATGGACGAGAACGAACTCCAGAAGGTCGCCTCCGATCTGATGGGCGAAGTGGACGGCGACATCAACTCCCGCAAAGACTGGGTGGAGATGTTCGTCAAGGGGCTCGAAGTCCTGGGCATGAAGTACGAGGAGCGCACCGAGCCGTGGAACGGCGCGTGTGGCGTGTACTCCACGATCCTGACCGAAGCCGCAGTGCGCTTCCAGTCCGAGACGATCATCGAGACCTTCCCCTCCGTCGGGCCCGTCAAGACCGAAATCGTCGGTGCAATCGACAAACTCAAGGAAGAAGCAGCCGAGCGCGTGCGCGACGACATGAACTACCAGTTGACGGAGGTCATGTCCGAATACCGCCCCGAGCATGAACGCATGCTGTTCAACCTGGGCTTGGCAGGTTCGGCGTTCAAGAAGGTGTACTTCGATCCCTCATTGGGGCGGCAGGTATCCATCTTCGTCCCGGCAGAAGACGTCATCATTCCCTACGGTGCTACCAGCGCCATGGAAGCGCAGCGGGTCACGCACCTCATGCGCAAGACCAAGAACGACATCAGGAAACTCCAAGTCGAGGGGTTCTACCGCGACGTTGACCTGGGCGACCCGGTTCAGATCCACACGGACGTGGAGAAGAAGAAAGCCGAGGACCAGGGCTACAGCCTGACGGACGATGACCGGTATCAGGTTGCAGAGATCCAAGTCGATTACGACCTGCCGGGATACGAGGACAAGGACGGCATCGCGCTGCCCTACATCATCACCATCGACCGGGGCACTTCCAAGGTCCTGGCGGTTCGGCGCAACTGGCAGCCTGACGACGAGAAGAGACTCAAGCGTCAGCACTTCGTACAGTACACCTACATCCCGGGGTTTGGCGCTTATGGCTTCGGCTTCATACACCTCATTGGTGGATACGCTCGTGCTGGTACTTCTCTCATCCGGCAGTTGGTTGATGCCGGTACTCTCAGCAATCTTCCGGGCGGTCTGAAGTCGCGCGGCTTGCGCGTCAAGGGCGACGACACGCCCATCGCCCCGGGTGAGTTCCGCGACGTGGACATCCCGTCCGGTGCGCTGCGCGACAACATCATGCCGCTGCCGTACAAGGAGCCGTCACAGGTCCTGGCAGCACTGCTTGAGCGGATCACCGAAGAAGGCCGTCGCCTGGGCTCCATCGCGGACATGAAGGTCAGCGACATGTCGGCCCAAGCCCCGGTGGGTACCACCCTGGCCCTGTTGGAGCGCCAACTCAAGACCATGAGCGCGGTGCAGGCACGTGTGCACTTCGCCATGAAGCAGGAGTTCAAACTCCTCAAGGCCATCATCCGCGACTACACCCCGTCGGCGTATTCCTACGACCCGGAGAAGGGCAGCCGCCGCGCCAAGCAAGAGGACTACGACATGGTGGAGGTTATCCCCGTGTCGGACCCCAACAGCAGCACGATGGCGCAGCGGATCATGCAGTACCAAGCGGTCATTCAGTTGGCTGCGCAGGCTCCGCAGATCTACGACCTGCCCCAGTTGCACCGGCAGATGATCGAGGTCCTGGGCGTGAAGAACGCCGAGAAGTTGGTGCCGATTGAAGACGACATGACCCCGCGCGACCCGCTGTCGGAGAACATGGCGTTCCTCAACGGCAAGCCGGTCAAGGCGTTTATCTATCAAGATCACGACGCCCACATCGCCACCCACATGGCGCTGATGCAAGACCCGCTGATGGCGCAGCAGATCGGCCAGAACCCGATGGCCCAGCAGATGATGGCGTCCATCCAGGCGCACATCATGGAGCACTTGTCCTTCGCCTACCGGGCCAAGGTTGAGGAGCAGTTGGGCGTACCGTTGCCCCCGCCCAACGAGCAGTTGCCCGAGGAAGTCGAGGTCAACCTCTCGCGCATCATCGCGCAGGCTGCACAGCAGTTGTTGGCCAAGGACAAGGCCCAGGCCGCTGCCGCCGAAGCGCAGGAGATGCAGCAGGATCCGCTGATCCAGATGCAGCAGCAGGAACTCCAGATCAAGGCTCAGGAAGCCCAGATCAAGGCGCAGAAGGTCATGGGTGACTTGCAGGTCAAGCAGCAGGAACTGGCGCTCAAGGCCCAGGAAGCCGCGTCGCGCAGCGGAGAAGACCCGCAACTCAAGGCCATGGCGCAGCAAATGGAGATGCAAATGCGGCAGCAGTCGCACAACCAGAATCTCCAACAGAGTGCCCAGACGCATCAGCAGAAGATGGCCCAAGCCGCCCAGACGGCTGAGCAGCAGGCCAAGATCCGGGCGTTCCAGGCAGCCACGGCTGCGATGGGCAAGGCTAACCAGCCCAAGAAAGGGAAACCTGAGTGACCGAACTGGCGGTAGTGGACTGGGCGGTGGAGCACTCCCTGATGGGGGTGCCACCGGATGAGTTGGTCGATGCGTTGACGCGTAAGGGCGTCCCGCAGGATGACGCCACTCAACTCATCAGCCGCCTAGACCGCCTGCCTGGGTACAAGGCTGCGCACAAGATCGCGCAGCAGTTTCTCAAACTTCAGTCCGTCACGACGCTGCACCAACAGTTGCTCGAACAGGACACGCTCCATAACTACGTACCACGTGTATCTGGACTCACACGGGAAAAGTTCTTTACCGACGTGTGGCTGCGCAACCGTCCCGTGATCATCACGGACTTCCTGGCAAACTCACCCGCGTACAAGAACTGGACCTTCGACTATCTGGACGAGCGGTTCGGGGACGACACGGTTGAGGTGCAGACCAAGCGCGATTCGGACCCCGACTACGAGTACAACTCCAAGCAGCACAAGGAAAACATGCTGATGCGGGAGTTTGTGCACCGCATCAAAACCGCCGGGGAGTCCAACGACTTCTACATGACGTGCAACAACCAGAGCACGTCCACGTCCCGGCTTGGGGAGTTGTTGGACGAACTCACGGGCTTGCCTGACTACGTGACCGGCGTAAACAGCCAGACCCGGGCGTGCAATTTTTGGATCGGCCCCAAGGGCACTCACACCCCCCTGCACCACGACGTGTGCGTCATCATCCACGCCCACTTCCATGGGCGCAAGCGGTGGCAGTTGGTTTCCCCGTTTTACACATCCCGCGTCTACAACAGCCGCCACGTCTTCAGTGATGTGGACATCCGCGACATCGACTACGACCGGTTCCCCGCCATGAGAGGCGTGCCGGTGCTCGATGTGGTGGTCGAGGCTGGAGAGGCGCTATTCGTGCCCTTGACTTGGTGGCACGCGGTGACTTCGTTGTCGCCGTGTATCTCCATGACCTTCACGGGATTCCCGTTTCCCAACCATTGGAACTACCACTACCCCGTCCGACGGAGTTGATGCGTGCTCTCTATTCCGGTCGTCGTTCACAACGATTACTTCAAATGGCAACTTGATCTCTTCTGGTACAGCCAACAACAGGTGTACGGGAAGCGGGCCGCCGACGTGACTTTGGCAGCCGTGGTCAAGCGCAACTTCCGGCACGAGCCCGTGCAGGAGGAGATGGCGTGGGATCTCGACATCCCGCACGTGATGTGCGATGCCTACTTTGACTACCTTGGCTGGGACGGCCCGACGGAGATGGTGCACACGCCGCTGAACATCCAAACGGCACTGGCGCAGATGCTGCCCGAGTTGGATGACAACGAAGTTGTTGAGGTGCTGGACGGCGACATGTTTCACATGCGCAAGGCGCCCAAGACGCGCATACCGCACGGTGAGTTGCACGTGGACGATGTGTATGAGTGGTGGCACTTTAAGAGCCTGAGCGACAACCGGCACGTGATTGCGCCGTACTTTGCCAACGGCGGGCGGTTCTACAACGGCGGATTCGTTCCCATCATCGGCACCGTCAAGACTTTCCGTCAGATCCTGCCGGAGTGGATCGCTGTGCACCGGCACATCCTGACGGTCCCGTACGAGCCCAATGTTCACTGGTGGGGCGGGATGTTCGGGCTACAAGCCGCCTGTGAAAAGGCCAAGGTCCGCATGATTGCCAAGGACTACTGCTATGTCCCGGGCGTCAACCAGTTGCAGCGTAGCCACTATGCCGCGCACTACGCTGTAGATACCAAGTTCAGCAAGCGTACGTTTCCAAAGGTGGATGTTGGCGCATTCGACAACAACGTGTTTTATCGCCGCATCAATGGGTGGCTAAGGAGCAAAGATGGCAACAACAGTGTTTGATGTGCTGACGCGCGACATCGAAGAAAAACGGGAAACGATCGCCCGTGCGCTCGTAGACGGCGCTGCGCGGGACTACGCGGAATACAAATCCATGTGTGGCGAGATCCGGGGTCTCTCCGTCGCACATTCTTTTATCAATGACCTCGTGCGACGAATGGAGCAAGACGACGATGAGTGAACTACTTGTAAGCCAGGACGGTGAGACCGCAACCACGCTGCCTCAAACAGCGGAGGAAAAGGCCCGCCAAATCCCGGATCCCTCAACCTTTCATCTCCTGTGCGTTCTCCCAGAGATTGATGAACAGTACGACAGTGGACTGGTCAAGGCCAGTCAGACGATGCACTTCGAAGAAGTGCTCTCGCCTGTCCTGTTCGTCGTCAAGATGGGCCCGGACGCTTACAAGGATGAGAAACGATTCCCCGCTGGCCCTTCGTGCAAGGTGGGCGACTTCGTTCTGGTGCGGCCCAACACGGGCACGCGCATCAAGATCCACGGCAAGGAGTTTCGGATCATCAACGATGACTCCGTGGAAGCCGTGGTCCAAGACCCCCGGGGTATTTCCCGTGCGTAAGGAGTAGACCATGCCACTTGATAAAGAAGAGTTCAAGTTCCCCGACGAGAAGGTCGAGGACAAGAAAGACGACGTGGAGTTCGAAGTCGAGGGTGAGGGTAAACCCGAAATCGAGGTGGTGGATGACACCCCCGAGGAAGACCGTGGCCGCGCCCCCATGAAGGAGCCGCCCAAGGAACTCACTGATGAAGAACTAAACAAGTACGACGAAGGTGTGCGCAAGCGCATCCAGCATTTCACCAAGGGCTACCACGAAGAACGCCGGGCCAAAGAGAAGGCCGAGCGGGAGCGGGAAGAGGCTCTGCGGATTGCTAAGGCGGTAGCCGACGAGAACAAGAAACTCAAAGGCTCCTTGTCTCAAGGCCAGATTGCTCTGCATGAGCAGGCCAAGAAACAGGCTGATGACGAAGTTGAAACCGCCAAGGCAAAGGTTCGAGAAGCCTACGACGCCGGGGATTCCAACGCCATCGTGTATTGGCAGGAGCAACTGGCCACGGCCAAGATCAAGCAGGACCGCATATACAACTTCCAAGTAAAGCCTTTACAGGAAGAAGAATCTGAGGTACAACTTGCCAAACCGTCTGAACCAGAGACGGCGGCGGACCCCAAACTACTTGCATGGCGGGAAAAGAATCAGTGGTTTGGGCCCAATAAGCGTATGACCGCGTACGCCCTGGGACTGCACGACGATCTGGTAGCAGAAGGAATACCACCCGGCAGCGACGAATACTGGAAACGGATCGACGCTGACGTGCGGACAAGGTTCCCAGAGCAGTTTGGATCTGAGGAGCCCGCTGATGCGCCCAAAACTCAGCGTGTGAAGTCCAACGTTGTCGCCCCGGCGACGCGAAGCACAGCGCCCAAAAAGATCGTGCTTACGCAGTCACAGGTCGAAATCGCCAAGCGGCTTGGAGTTCCCCTGGACCTCTATGCTCGTAAGGTTGCGGAAGAAATGAGGAAATAATCATGGCTGAGCAAGAACGCAAGAGTCGAGATCTGGAATCCCGTGAACAGGCGGCGCGTCCCAAACTACAGTGGACCCCGCCCCAACTGCTACCTGACCCTGAGCCTGAGCCGGGTTACGCTTTCCGTTGGATTCGCCTGAGCACGCTCAACAATCCCGACCCCACGAATATCTCCTCGAAACTCCGCGAAGGCTGGGAGCCGGTCAAGGCAAGCACGCAGCCCAAACTGTTTGCTATGTCTAATCCCCAGAGTCGATTCCCTGATGGGGTCGAAATTGGGGGCCTGCTTCTGTGCAAGACCCCGGTTGAGTTGACGGAACAGCGCAACGCCTATTACCAAAATCAGGCGGACGCGCAGATGAACTCCGTTGACAACAACTTCATGCGCGAGAGCAACCCGAAGATGCCGCTCTTCAATGAGCGTCGTTCTGAGGTGAAGTTCGGACGTGGTTAAACCCTGTTAGGAGTCACAAATGGCATACCCTGTTGTTGACGCTCCCTACGGTTTCAAAGCCATCAACGAGTTGAATGGCCTACCGTACGCTGGAGCAATCCGACAAATTC